CCCAGACCATCGGACGTTGCATCCGACTGCATCACGATGATGCCAAAGGTTTGCGCGATGGACGTATCGAACCTGGCAACCTGTGCCAGTATAGCAAATCGTTCGGTCTGGTTTGTGTTCCTGTCTATAGCAAGGTTGGTATCACCACCGCTAAGGCAGTTCAGTCTGTGGTGGATACCATCTTCCAGAAGGGGGAACCTGCCATCAGCACGATTCGCAGGTGAGTCTCGCTGAGACCCCAGTCCACCACTGGGGTCAAAACCTGATTTTTCTGCAATTTCACTGGGAACGACCTAGAACCCATCCACTGCAACCAAATTCACAATTTTTCGTAAAATGAACCCCAAGAACTGGAAAGCGTACTGCCAAACCACATTTAACTCGTTGGCGGCAAATGTAGATAACTGGGGCGACCCTGATTTCTTCCGACCCATCACACGTTTGTACTACATTGGTGTGTTTGATTGTGGGCAAGTTAATCACCTTGGTCTGATAAGTGAGGCAGCGAAAAGTGATGCCAAAGAGCGCACACATGATCACTGCTTGTCTCCACAATTTATTGGTCGGATGATTATGGACAACCCCGAAAAATACCTGTCAGACTATGACGTATTTGAGAACCTGTTTTGGTTGTCTTGCTCCACAATCACAGTCACCAAAGATGAGAACAGGCAACTTAGTATGCTCACTGAGAATGATGGAATCGACTACAAAGTTTACGTTCCAACTAATCTCAAGTACCAGCACTTAGGAATCAAACTGTATCAAAAGAATGGTGCAAGGTGGGACAATGCTGTAGAATATGATGACAACATTATTCCAGCACCATCAGATTTGCTGGAGTATGAGAAGAGGTTTCTAGTATGAAAGAAGGATTTATTGTCGGCAAAGGTAACTATGCAGCGGTGCCCTATGGTAATCAACTGATGGTTATTTGCAACGGAGAGCAACTCAAAGTGTGTAGGACCGAAGCATCAGCAAGGAAGTTCATTGACGACCACAAGAAGGGTAAGAGCGTCGGCAAACTTCCACTGAATTAAAGTTACTCACCTCTAAAGTGTCCTAGTAGTATGAGCAAGCAACCTGTACAAAACAAACATCTTGAACATCCTGAAGATCAGATCCTCACAGGTAACCTTTCTGTCTTGGATTGGTTTTGTGCTGATTCTACTATCTCCGTCAAGATCGATGGTGCTCCCGCTATTGTTTGGGGACGCAATCCTGCCAATGGAAAGTTCTTTGTTGGCACCAAGTCCGTTTTCAACAAAGTAAAGATTAAGATCAATCATTCTCATGAAGAAATTGATGCGAACCATGAGGGCAAAGTTGCGTCTATTCTTCATGCTTGCTTTGATAGTCTACCTCGCACAAATCGTATCTATCAAGGTGATTTTATTGGTTTTGGCGGTGATGATACTTATCGCCCCAACACGATTACTTACGTTTTCCCGCAGGTAATCACTCAGGACATTATCATTGCTCCACACACAATCTACAGTGGTGGTGATGACCTACGTGAGGTTTCTGCTGCTCCTTTGTCTAGCAAACTCAAGAGCACTAAAAAGTGTTTGTTCGTGCAACCTGAAGTCGAACTGAACCCTTATCGGGAAGATTTGGAGGATGTGTGTAAGTTTGCCAAGCAAATGAGCACTCTGTGTGAGTTTGTGTCTGATAGGAAAGCATCACAAATCAAAAAAGAGATTAACGCTTGCATCCGTGAGCAAAGAGTCGTGGATGAAAATGAAATTGCAGAAAAATGTGATTGTGACAAGAACCTCATCCGTATTTGGAAGTTGGTGAAGTCTATCAAGGATGATTTGTTCCTGTTCATTCACGAACTGGATGAGATTGCGTGTTTCATCAATGGTGAAGCAAGTTTCCACGAAGGTTACGTCATCAACAACAAGTTTGGCACTTACAAAGTAGTTGATCGTGAAACATTCTCACATGCCAACTTCACCATCGCCAAATCTTGGTGAGAATTAAAGTTACTCACCTCTAAAGTGTCTTAGTAGTATGAGAAAGACACATCGTTTCCAAACATTCAAAGAAGCACTCAACTTTCTGATGAGTGAGTTTCAAATGAGCAATCAGCAAGCAACTCACTTCATCTGGGACAATCAGTTTACTATGGGAACTGACCGTGCTATTTGGATTACTGAACCCACCATCTGATGACTTACTCTAACCTCTCAAAGATTCGTCCTAAACTGAGGACATCTGGTAATGTAACAGGTAACTTTGGACGACCGAAATCTAAGGCAGGTTCATCATTGAATGAGATTGGAATGAGCACAAAAGAAACAATCAAATGTGCAACACAAGATGAGTATTTGAATCGTCTGTATTATGCTTTTGATAACACTACCGACCCTAAACTTAAGCAGTTTATTTACTCTGAGATTCGTAAAATCCACATCCAAAGAGGAACCTGGTAACAAGGAATTAAAGTTACTCACCTCTAAAGTGTCTTAGTAGTATGAGCACTCAACAAATGACTGAAGTTTACCACTACCATACCAACTGGAAAGAAGGTAAGGTAAATCAAATGTGGATTCAGCAAGTGAATGACAAGTTCATCGCTATTGCATACAATCCCGAAAAGAATGTTTCGATGCCTATGTCGAAACCCCGCACTTCTTACGATGAAACTCTACAATGGGTTCGCAAGTGGTGTGGAACTTTCTGCCCTCTTTACTGATTAAAGTATCATGAAGTACGAAGTTCAACTCTACGTTTCTGGCAAAGTCTTTAGGGAGGAAGTGTATGCTAACTCTCCCAAAGATGCCCGTGAGACTGCACAAGCACGAAATCCTACAGCAAAAGTAGTTGGAGTCAACGGAACATTCAAGTAATTAAAGTTACTCACCTCTAAAGTGTCCTAGTAGTATGACTAACACCAATCCCTACGTTCAAAACCTCATCGAAATGGGTTACGATGAGCAAGACTGCCAAATGATTGCTGATGCTGGGCGTCAGAAAGTTACCTATCCGCGTACCATTCACGGTCGCACATTTGCTACTGAAACTGAATACAAAGATGCGCTCGCAGACTTCATCAACGGTCTGTGAATTAAAGTTACTCACCTCCAAAGTGTCCTAGTATTGTCACCACCACACTCACCATGACCAACCTAACCACAGATCAAGCATTTGGCAAACTGAAAGTAACCGACTTCAGTATATTTCCGAAACCTGGAAAGAACAAAGGTGCTCGCGGGCAACTGTTAGAACTTGCTCTGGGTATTCCTAACACTTCCAACCTGAAAGATATGTTGGATGGTGAACTTAAGACTTTAACAGTTGGTGAAAGCATTGCTGCCACACAGTTGAAGCATTGTCTACCTGAAATCATCGAAGATTGTGTGTCTTTTGATGAGAGTAAGGTTGGACAGAAACTGAAGCAAACTCTCTACGTTGGTTTCACCCGTACCAACGATTATGTGGGTTGTGCTGTACTGAATGAGGAAACTCATCCCGAACACTATCAGGAACTGCGTGAGGATTATGAGTTCATTTGTAACAGCATCCGCACACTTTTTGATGCTGGTAAAGAACTAACGACCATCACTGGACCTAACGGACTGCTGCAGATTCGCACCAAAGCATCTAAAACCAACGGTCGCTATGTTCCTCTGACCTTTGCAGGTGTGACCCTTAAGGATAAAGGAATGGCATTCTATCTGTGTGGTCAGTTCGGACGCAATCTGTTCTGAATTAAAGTTACTCACCTCCAAAGTGTCTTAGTAGTATAAGCACTCTCACCATGCGCCGCCGAATCGACCTAACTCAACAGGAATACGAGATTGTATCTTGTGCAACTCCTGATGGTTGGTTTGAATTAAGTTCTGCAGAGAAAAAGAATCTTAATCGGTTCGGTTTTGCTGCATTTGAGCGTATACCATTGGTGAGAATCGAAGAGGATATTACTGATGCTCAGGCATACAACATTCTCTCTCGTGAGTATTATCGGAGTCAGGATATTTCCTCTCTGATGTATGATGTACTGACATTCTCTGGATTCTATCTGAACTGTGTGAATGATGAAGAGAAGTATAACTACAATCGTTCACAATGGCAAGAGATGATGAATCAAATCGAAGAGAAGATGAATGAGTCTAAGACAAAGGTATTCTTCGTAAATGATATCATCAAGTTGTGCGAATCCAATGCCAATTAAAGTTACTCACCTCCAAAGTGTCCTAGTAGTATGATTAACACCTCAAACGCCTTTATTCTCAACGACACTGCAAAGAAAGATGTTGCAGTGCAAATTGCAATGGCAAACTATCTCAAACAGTTGGAGCGTGAGCATCAGCAACGTGAAGCAATCCGCGCTGGTTTGATTACACCTCAACCCACTACAGTATGGAACATTTCTGATCATGATTGAAACTGATTTCTTTATTCTCACTCATGATCAATACCATCAATTTAATTCTGAAGCATCAGAACTTGGTTTAAGTATTGATTATTACTTGAGCGAGTTTTGTGATGTCGAAGGACCAGACATCTACCTCGATTAAAGTTACTCACCTCCAAAGTGTCCTAGTAGTATCACCACTGAAACAACCACCATGCGAGTCATCGAACGCCAAATGAATCAAGCAATCTCCAAAGAGATTGACTGGAAAAAGGATAACACTCAAGTGATTAACATTGAAGGCGTAAGTTTTGTCTATCTGTATAGCAATCTGATTGCTATGGTAGGTGATACATGGTTGGAATTGTTTGATGGCGGACATCAAACTCACACGACCAAATCACGTTTGAATGCTATTCTCTCCGAGCACGGAAATGGAGAGTATGTGTATCAAAAGAACTTCAACTGGTTTGTATCAACAAAGGATGGCAAAGTTCCTTTTGGTAATGGTATCAAACTCGACTGACAATTAAAGTTACTCACCTTGAAAGTGTCCTAGTAGTATGAGCACTAACGACCTTCTCGATTCCATCAAACTCAGCGAGCAACTTGCTCTCGAAAACTATCAGCAACGCAACGGAGTTGTTGATTATCGCCTCGATGGAGTTTGTCATCACTACTTCGCAAAGTACGATTTGAATGGCACTCGCACAGGTGAGATTTGCCTGACTTGTAAGGTTAGCAAGACTGTAAAAGGACAGTTGCGTTATACTTTCCAGGTTGACGGTAAGCGTATCGCATACAAAGAGATTTGGACTAAGTTTAATCTTCTCGGCGGAATCCGCGACTGATTAAAGTTACTCACCTTCAAAGTGTCCTAGTAGTATGAGGGACACAATCCCCACCACTTCACTAACACAAACCAAATGACTAACCAAGACCTTTCCAAGACAATCTACCGCAATCTGTTCACTGAAGAGCAGTGGGATATGATTTACAACTTCGTTGGACATGCACTTGATGACGATGAGTTTGATGCAGAAGATGTGTATAGCATTCGCAACAAGATTCACGCACTGTTTAACTGATTGATAATGCAAAAGACATTCAAAAAGTTCATTTGGAAAGACTCAAGATCGAATCAAGTTAAAACCATTCTTGCCAGGTCTGAATATCAAGCAAGGAAACAAAACTTCGGTAATCTTGCTGGTCACCTTTACTCTCACTCTGAACCTCTTAACGTACAATGATTGAACTCCTGATTGCATCCACATTCGCTACCGCTCTGTCTTCGACTATCGTCGGTCAAAGTATCATCGGACCGAATCTTATTCAAACGGATTACCTAACACCAAACAATTCAGTTATCACAATTCAAGAAACAATCACCGAAACCCCTGACACTGAACCGTGTAACCTATGACTAAGTTTCTGATTGGTATTGTCACTGGAGTTATACTCTCAACAGTAGGATTCCAAGGGTTAGCAAACCTAGGCAATCGCGCCATTAACACAATCGAAAACACTGCTCAATCACAACAATGAACAACGCACAAAAGGATTCAATGCTTGCTATTATCCTAGAGCAAGTTCAACAACAAATCGTTAATCTAGTAGAGCAAGATATGATTGAAGAGTCTTACTCTCTATACAAAGAATGGGAAGAACATTTCAACAATAATATCACTGAACTAGAAATCATTACTATCAACGACCTCACCACTATCTGATAGTAACAAGAGGAAGGGAGTTTGCCTCATCTAAGTAAACAAAGTGACTTCCATAGAGTGTAGATAATCAAGGTTATTTGGTGATGTGGTTTATAGAGAGAGGAGTGGTGTCCTCTCTCTTTTTTATTACCCAAAATTAACAATATAACGTTAAAATGTTAGGAAATCAATAAAAAAATGTATTTTTAAATATACTTACGTGTTTTATTTGTGTGATAATTATTCTTATTAAAGGGTGATAATGATACGAATTAGTATCAATAATGTCCTGTTAATCCCTCTGATACCTTGTGTTTTATGCCTTATAAATGCCTCAGTAACCCTTATTAAATACCCTTTAAATCCTTCTGGGTCTTGTTATCTTACCGTGCGTCAGCTTAGCACATAAGTTCTCACACGTCAACCCCTTTTTCCGGGAATTATCATAAAACTCTGACACACAGTTACAAACACTCACAGACCCCTCAAAAATCGCCTATGAGGGCACTAAATACCAACACTTGACACATACTCCCAGATCCCTTATAATTGCCTCATACAACACATTCAAGGAGAACACTTATGTCAGTTGCCTACAGTCAAGCACAGAAGCAGCGTTATCGTATTACCCTTGACATCTCAGCATATCCTGATTTCGATCCGCACAACATCAACTGGAATAAGTTATTTGAACTCGAAGGATCTGAGAACTGTGAGGCATACGTAGAAGACCTAAGTCGTCCTGATAAGTGGTGACATAAGAGCATACAATAAGACTCCTTAAGAGACCCCTATAAGGGGTCTTTTTTAATGTCTTGACATACCTTACTGTTCTTGTTATAATGTCCTTGTGGAGGATGAAAAGCACTAGGATAGCTTAACATAGAGACACCGTTAGGTAATCACGAACGTAGTGAGTGATTGAATAAAGAACTCTAAGAACCTCAGTGACACACAGGAACACTTCAAATAAAGTTGCTCACCTTGAAAGTGTCTTAGTAGTATGAGCAACACACAATCGCAAATGAAAGTCTACGCAGTTATCTCTGGAGCAGACTACGAAGGTGAGAACTTTGATTCCCTTCGTTTATTCGATTGCCGCACATCTGCTGAGGCATATGGTAAGCAACTCGAAGCACAAATTGCGGTTGATTATGTTCTCATTGAAGAACGTGAGGTATGCTTTGAATCGGCAATCGCTGCCTGATTAAAGTTACTCACCTGCAAAGTGTCCTAGTAGTATGAGGGTCACACAGATTCCTCACAAAGACTTCACAAACTCGCTTTTCTAATCATGATCACTGGCGGCGTAATCTTCCTGGTTGCTTATGCTCTGGGCGGTGCACAAGTTCTTCTCATTCAGTATCTGAACCGTAAGTACTGAGAACTCTTCACTCCTTAGTTAACACTCACACATCACACCAATGACTAACACTCTCCAAGCAAATCTGACCGACACTGAGTATAACGGTTGGACCAATTATGAGACCTGGAATGTAGCACTCTGGATCAACAATGATGAGGGTCTGTATAACATTGCCAATGAGTGCAGTTGCTATCAGGAATTCATTGATAATATCAGTGAGTTTATGACACAAACTCCTGACGGTGTTAAGTTCAATGACCCCGCTGTAAATGTCATCGAACTGAATAGCGAAGTGTTCGACTTCTGATTCACACTTAGTTCACACACAGTTCTCATCACTCCAAATCTCATGTTCAAAAACGTCATCAATCAGGTCCGCACTTTTGGTTACACGATGAAGAATCCGATGCCCCGCAAAATCTTCTTCCTGCGGAACTTTGCTCCCCAACGTTATACTGAGTTCAAAGACCTGATGTATACTCTGAACACACAGTTTCATCAAGGTCTTATCAATGAGGAGCAAATGGATTCGGCACTCCTTGCCTTCTGATTGTAGTCCTTCACTCACACTTAAGACACACACAGTAAGCATCATTGACCCTGAGAGATGTGGGGTCATAAAATATACCTCTCTCACTCACACAGTTACTAACACACAACAACACAAATGTCTAAGCAAGTTCTCATCTCTATGCTCGCACAAGGTAACACTGGAAACGACATTCTTTCGATTCTCGATGTTATTGTCAGTGAGCAATCTTCTGAGGGTTATGCTAACGAACCCACTGCAGATATGATTGAGTTCTGATACTAACTGTGTGCCCCTTGGTTGACACTGAGGGGCACTTATGTTAGGATGGACAGTATGCGTGAAACGGCAGTGATTGCCGCCGATTTCTTATACCGCCGGCGGGGGCGTAGCGTGTTTAAGGCGCCCCCCGTATATAAAAAAGCAAACTACCCTAACCTACAGAGGTGACAATTCGACCTCTAAATATCACATTCATAAAATTTTTCCGGAGTACCAAAAAGTGGCAAAATGGATTCATAAGGGTGGATATTCTCGCCCCGATAAACGAACGGTAAAGAAGGGTGGTAAGAAGAAGTAGACCTTATTGGAATTTCTGGAAGGTTGTCTTCGCGGGATGGTTAATAAGGTATCCACGACAATGCTTTACGATATTCGGAGGCACTGTTGGATTTCTGATTGTTCTGATATATAATGCGGTAACAAAATGAAAAGTTACTGAAAAATTTCCGGAAAAAATTTTTATGACTGAAAATGTTTATCACATTTACGCAAAGGGTCAGTGCATCTATCACAGTTTATCAGAGAGTAGATTCTCTGAGACCTGGGAAATGATTCACAGAATGATTGATCTTCTCGATTTAGATCTTACAAAAGAAGATTTGTCTTATGAAGAACTATGTGTGAATAAGGAAGTATTACTCAACTCTTCTCATTGACAGAAGCATATATAGACTGATAAAATTGATCTGAAGGTTATTTTCACTTATGGCAAAAGGATTTACAGTAAAAGCAGCAGCACCCCAAGCGGCGACAGCAGATTGGGATTATGATGCTATCAAAGAACGAATGAGAGGAAAGAGTATTGTATTCTGTCTACCTGGACGAGGATGCTCTTTTATTTTTCTGAA